ATGAAGCAGCTATCCTTACTTGACGACGCAGTCCGGCTTTCGGGCGTGATGGCGGCCATCAAGACCGCCATGCGCGATGCCGCCGGAGCGCCGGAAGGTGAAGGCCGCAAGATGCTTGCCGACCGCCTGAATGAAATAGCACAGCGGGCGGGCATCAAGCTGACGGGCGGAAATTCTCTGTCCATCAGCAAGGCTACGCTGGACAAGTGGCTGGCTCCCTCCGACACGTCGCACCCTCCCTCCATCCTGGCCTTGCTTGCCTTCTGTCGAGCCACCGGAAACGTGGAGCCTATCCGCGTTGCGGCACAGGCGTTGGGTCTGGACCTAATGACGGAGGAAGACAAGAAACTTCGCGACTATGGAGCTGCTGTCCTAGAAATGAAGGCTGCCCGGCAACGCAAGCGCAAACTGGAGGAAGATTTATGACCCGCGAAGAATGCGGACGCCAGCGTTATGAAGTTCGCTATGTAATCCGGGCGATTCTGGATGCACGCGGTCTAAGTATGGCGGAACTGGGAAGACGTATCGGCGTCACCGCAGAAGCAGTCTCCGCCACAGTGTTGGGCAAGCGGCATAGTCCACGAGTATTGGAGGCCCTGCGCCGGGAAGGTGTACCGGAAGAATGTTTGTTTGACCCGCGCAACACGCGCGACAAGGCCGCATAAGGCGACGCGAAGGAAAAAGGCAATGGCACTCAAGGAGGCATATACATCTCAAGCTCTCGCCCCCTTATTGGGACTTACTCGACAAGGGGTAGATGCTCAGGCCAAGTCTGGCGGTTGGCAATTCCGCCCGCGCAAGGGACGCGGCGGCGGGAAGGAGTGGCTTGTTTCCTCCATGCCGGAAGCGACGCAGCGCGCCATTCAGATGGCGGAGGAACGCCGGGCGATAGAAGAAGAGGCCGCCAACAGTACAGCCCTTCCCGCCGTTGCAGCTTCCCGGCTTCCCTCTCCGGCACGACAGGCCATCCTTGACGACAAGCGCCGTTACAAGGCTCTGGCAAAGGCCGATCTGCTGGGGCTTTATTTGGACTGGCAGGCAAAGTACGGCAGCAGCATCAGGCAGAAACAAGCCTTCATCCTTGCTTATCAGGGCGGCGCGTGGGGCAAGCTCCTTGAGGAACTCGGCCCGCGCGTAAGCTGGAAGAGCCTGGAACGCTGGAAGCTGGAACAGAAGGACTCCGGCGGCGTCCTGGCTCTGGCCGACAAGCGCGGCCTTGCCCACCGGGGCAAGAGCATGCTCACGGAACGACACCAGACCATCATCCTGGGGCAAATACTGGACGGTGACCGTCAAATCAGTACCTGCGCCCGCATCATACAGGAGCGGTGCCGAGCGGAAAATCTGGCCGTCCCCTCGGACGACACCATCCGGCGCTGGGTAGCCAGCTATTCCAGGACCTGTTTCAGCGACTGGACGTTGTGGCGCAACGGCGAAAAAGCCTGGAACGACAGGTGCGCCATATCCATCCTGCGGGACTGGTCGCTGGTAGGCGTGGGCGACGTGGTCATAGCGGACGGTCATACACTGAATTTTGAAACCGTCATTCCGGGTACGAACAAGGCCAAGCGCATGACCCTGCTCCTGTTTTTCGACGGCGGGAGCCGTTACCCTCTGGGCTGGGAAGTGATGCCCACGGAGAATGTGGCCTGCATTTCCAGCGCGTTCCGCCGGGCCTGCATCCGGTTAGGGAAGTTCCCCCGCGTTGTCTATCTGGACAACGGCAAGGCGTTCCGGGCCCGGTTTTTCGACGGCTGCAAGGACTTTGAGCAGGCTGGATTCCTCGGCCTGTACCGTGACCTCGGCTGTGAAGTCATCCACGCCTGGCCCTATCACGGCCAGAGCAAGCCCGTGGAACGGTTCTTCGGAACCATGCACGAACTGGAAGAACTCACGCCGTCCTATACGGGGTGGGACATAGCCCACAAGCCCGCGCGGCTGCACCGGAACGAAAAGCTGCACCGCCGCCTGCATGAAAAGCTGGGACGCCGCCCGCTCACGCTGGAAGAAACGTATGAGTGGCTGGCCTACTGGTTTGAATTGTACGCTTCCCGCCCGCAGCTCACTACGCATTTACGCGGCAGAACGCCCGGAGAGGTGTTCGAGGAAGGCCGGGGGCCGGGCGTGGACATGGAGCGCCTCACGCTGCTGATGCTGCAAAAGGAAGTCCGCACCATCAGCAAGGACGGCATCAGGCTGGAAGGCCGTCTGTTCTGGCATGAAGCCCTGTTCAACCGCCGTCATCCGGTACTGGTTCGCTATGACTGGCAGCTCTCGCCGTACACGGTGCTTGTGTACGACCTGGAAGGTCACAGACTTTGCGAAGCCCGCGACCGTCACCATTACGGTATCGCCGCCGGTATCCATCCTGCCGCCCGCGCCCTGGGAACGGCGGAACAGCAGCAAGACCTTACGGACGCCCTGGAACTCAAGAAGCGACAGGAATGCGCGGCCAAGGCCGGAATACGGCAGATGACGGAAACGGTCATTCTCCCGGAAGCCCGGCAACGGCAGGTCACAGGCTTTCACAAGACCATCCCCGCCCCTGAGCCCGTCAGGAAGACTCCGGCGCTCTCCGCTACGGAAAAAGCCGCCATCGAGGCCGCCAAGGCCGCCGGAGCGCAGGCCCGCGCAAAACTGGACGCCCCCTCCTACGAACCTTCCATTTTCAAGCGGTTCCCGGATGAACCGGCCCGCTACGACTACCTGTTCACGGCCCTGCACGAGCGAGGCGCGGAACTGGTGCCGGAAGACGCGGCTTTCATGGAATATTTCGAGAACACCCCGCAGTTCCAGCGCAATTTCAAGCCGCTCTATGACGGCAAGCTGGAGCTGCTGCACAGACAAAGCCATATCGCAACGGCATAGGGAGGCTATATGCGAGACGTGATTATTCCCACAGACGCGACGGCGCGGTTCAACACGGCGGTGGATGCCGTAGTGGATGCGGGCCGGGGAACCAGCGGATTCATCCTTGCCCACGGGCAGGCCGGGCGCGGCAAGAGCGTGGCGGCTGACCAGTACCATTACCAGCGCGGTGGCGCGTATGTCCGCGTATGGGAAGGCTGGACACAGGCGGCGTTCCTCCAGCGCGTGCTTTTCGAGGTACGCGGCAAGAATGGAGATTTGCCCCGCATGAGCGCGGACCGCTGCAAGCAGGCAATCGTGGAACTTTTGGAGCGTGACCGTAAGCCTATTTTCGTGGACGAGGCAGACCGGCTGGCTATCGGACGCATTGAAGACCTGCGGGATATCCTGGAAATGACGGGCGCGCCCATCATCCTGATAGGCGAGGAAGGCATTTTCGGGCTTTTGTCCGAACGCCGCCGTGTATGGAGCCGCGTAGCCCATGAAGTGGAGTTCGGGCCTATCAGCGCGGCGGAAGTGGCCATGTACGCCATGAAGGCGGCGGCGCTGGACATACCGCCGGAACTGTGCGGACGCATAGCTGAACGAGCAGAAGGCGACTTTCGGCTTGTCCGCAACATGATGCTTCTGCTCGAAAAGGCGGCGAAGGCGGCGGAAAACTTCACGGTGGACGGGCCGATGCTGGACACCGTTATTTCCGCGCGCTCCTGGCGGCGCAAGTAGGAGGCGCGTCATGGATACCCGCAAGGAAGTCAGCAAGGAAGCGGTGCGCACGGCGCTGCAAGCCCTGGGAGAAGGCGGCAAGGAAATCAGCTACCGCCTTGTGTACGAAGCGCTGGGGCTGGAAAACGACGCGGAACAGGCCGTTGTGCGCAGCCGCATTTCCGACATGACGCGGCACGGGGAAGTCAAACGGACGCGCACCGGCTGTTTCACCTACGACTTCAAGCATCGTCCACGCGAGGCGAAGAGTTATGAAGCCCTGTGGCGCTTTGTCCGCAAGGCCAAGCCGGGCTGGAGCATATCGGAATGCGCCATGATGACGCGCGTTTCCTACACACAGGCGCTCCGATACTGCAACTGGCTGGAAGAGGAAGGTTTCATAGCGCGGGCGGGCAGAGACGACCGGAACGCCGTCACCTGGCGGGCCACGGTAAAGGCGGACAGGAACCCTGAAACGCCGTATCCGCCGCTGCGGGAAACAGACCCCTTTGCGCGGGAGCGTGCGGCGGCGGCCACCATCGCCCGGCTTCTGCTCTGCGCCGACCCCTACGCAAAGAAAACAGCACAAAGCATTGCAGATGCCTGCAAGGTACTGCTGGCGCGGTTCGACAAGAACCGCACGGAAAATGAGAACGACAACGAAGTGGAGGAACTATGCTGAAAGAAAAACTTTTGTCCATTCTGGCCGCCCTTGGAGAAGTACAGGGGAACGCGAAGGATGAGGAACAGGCCGCCCTGGTGCGTGGCTGCCGCCGCAATCTGGAAGCCGCCGCCGAACAGGCAGAGGTGTTGGAAAACAACCTCCATGTGGTGAGCGTGGGCTGGTCCGCGGAGGAAGCGGAAATCGCCGTGCCCGCTAGGAACCTGCGGCTGGCCGCACGGGGCATCAGCGCGTCGGGCGTGTTCCCGGCAAGATCTATCCCGGAGGTGGGATAATGGCACGTATCAAGCCTGACCCGTACATGGTGCTTGACCAGGCGCAGTGTGAGGGCGCGCTGGCGGAAATGGCGGCCATCGACCGGAAACTTTCCGCCATCGAGAATGAGATGCGGGAAAGCGTGGACGGGGCGAAAGCCAAAGCCAGCCAGCTTGCCGGGCCATTGCAGGCGCGACGCAAGGAACTGTCGGACGCTGTGACGGTGTACGGCAAACTCAACCGGCAGGCACTGTTCATTAAAAGCAAGAGCCTCGACCTCGGATTCGGCGTGATCGGGTTCAGGGCCAGCACGAAAATAGTCCAGATGCGAGGCGTGACGGCGGAAATGACGCTGGAGAGGCTGCATCAGTACAATCTTTCGGACGGCATCCGCACCAAGGAAGAAATCAACAAGGACGCGGCGCTGGGCTGGCCGGACGAACGCCTGGAACTGGTGGGGCTGAAACGGCAGCAGTCGGACACGTTCTTCATTGAAATCAAGAAAGAAGAGATGCCGGAAACCGTCTAGGAGGCAGTATGAGCCGCGACCTGTACAGAAAAAGCGAACTGGAAGCCCTGGCAGCGAAGTATGCGCGGAACGTGGTGACGCACAGGGGATTCAGGCCGGAAGACCTGCCGGAGATAGCCCGGAACCAGGAATGGAAGCAGTCAAGCCCCGGCCAGCGTGAAAAGGTCTGCCGGGCCATCCGGGATATGGCGCGGGCACTGCTTATCAAGGCCGGATTCAGCCGGGACATTGTTTATCGGAACATCCCGTAACTACTGGAGGAAACATGACGAAACGTGAGCTTATCGAAAAAGCCATAGACACGGCGTGCAACGAGCATGACCGCGCCATAACTCGAACCGACATGAGCACGGCTTTGGACAGCCTGTGCAAAGTTGCCGCCGCAGAACTCTTGGGCGGCGGGGAAATTTCGCTGCCCGGCCTGGGCAAGCTCAAGAGCAAGGATGTAGCCGCCCGCACGGGGCGCAATCCGCGAACCGGGGAGACGCTGGATATTCCGGCACATAAGGCGGTGACGTTCACCGCCTGCAAAGATTTGAAAGAGGCAATGAAGCCATAAAAGCGAAACCGCCCGCCCACTTCCAAGGGCGGCGCGGTCGCCCGGCGGTGGTGCGCAGGGCCTGACGAGCAGCCATGAGCAAGAAAAGCCATCAGAGAGTCAATCCGGGATTGAACCCGGTTCGCAAGGAACTTGATGCCATAATCGGCAGGGGACACAACGGTTATCGCGTTTTTGAAGATTGGGTGGGGCTTATGTTTTATGCCTTTCAACGGGACGACCCGCCGTATCTGGAAATCATGGGGCAGTACCGCAATACGGAACCGGTGGGCCAAAGGGCGGCGGATCACTTCGCCAACGCCACGGCCTGCCTCATGGACTACATGCGGACGACCAATGATGAAGCTCTGGGGCCGTTGTATGAGGAATACGCGGCGAACCATTACACGGGGCAGTATTTCACTCCGTCTTCCGTGGCGCGGCTTATGGCCCGCATAACGCACACGGCACCGCCGGAAACAGGCCGCTTCAAGGTGCTTGACCCGGCCTGCGGCGCGGGAGCCTGCCTGATAGCAGCGGCCAGGGAACAGACCTTTGAGCAGAACGGGCGGGCGATATTCGTAGGGCAGGACATAGACCTGAACTGCGCGCGCATGACGGCCCTGAACCTCATGTTCTTCAATCTGGACGGGGTGATTCTGTGGGGCAACCACCTTGCCCTGGAAGTACGCGGGGCATGGAAAACGCGCCGGAGCTTGGTCTGGGGTGGGAGCCTCCGCCCTGTAGACAGGGAAGAGGCGCGGGCATGGCTGGAAGGCCACTTCGCAGGGCCGGAAACACCGCCAGCACCGGAGAGAGCAAAGGCCGTGCGTGTCAAAACTGACACAAAAACAGGGGCAAAAATGGAGCAACTTTCGTTGTTCTAAACAGCGAAACGCCCCCCGCGGGGGCGTCGCCGGAGCGTGGCGGCTTCGGCCTGACGAGCAGCCATGAGACAGAACAATGACGGAAGTAATACCGAACCGTCCCAACATGGAGCGGGACGGGAAAATTTACATTGGCGAAGGCGTAAAGTTCGAGCGCATCCGGCGTATCACGGGCTATCTGGTGGGTACGGTGGACCGCTTCAACAATGCTAAGAAAGCGGAACTTCGAGACCGCGTGAAACATTCCGTCATGAGGTAAGATCATGCGGAAGGACAACCGGAAATTCTGCGCGTCCATCAGCGTGCGTAACGGGGAAGAGCGCGCGAAGCTGGAGCTTTCCCCGGCTCCGTTGCACGGCGGCCCGGAAGGCTTTTACCGCGTGCGGCTGGCCCGGCGCTGGCTTGATACGGAAGACGGCGCGCCGCGCTTCTTCGACCGGGACGGAATAGCCCGTCTGGCGGCGGAACTTGCCTTGTGCGGGCTGGAAACGCCCGCCCCGGCCCCTGACATTCCTTGCAATTCCCGCGTGTCTGTGCGGCGCGCGGACGGCCTTTATGAAGGCACCTGGACGAACACGGAGCCGATTCTGGACTACACGGGACGCTGGGTGGTCAATGTTTCGTTGGGAGGGAAGCGCGTGTTCGTGCCGGTTGAAGATGTGACCGTACACAAGGAGCGTCGCCGTGGATAACCGGAAAATGCGTCTCGGCCTGTATCGCAAGATTGAAATTGCCAGAAAGCAACTTCCGCACATGGATGAGGAAGCCTTCCGGGCCTTGCTGCGTTCAGAGTTCGGCGTATCCAGCCGCAAGGACATGAATATCCATCAGCTTTCCCGGCTGGCGCAGCTTTTCGCGGAACAGCACGGTGTTACCTATACCGCGCCCGCCAAAAACCGCAACAGACGTGTGACGCCGCTCAGTCGCCCGGACTGGATAGAAATCACGGATTCCATGCCGTATGCCGCCGAAAAACGGCAGATTCTGGCGATATGGCGAAAGCTGGGCTATTCCATGACCAGCCTGGATACGCGGGTCAAACGGGCGTTCGACTGTCACTGTTTCGTCTGGCTCAAGGACAGGAAACAGATTTCCACGTTGCTGTCAGACTTGCAGCGGCGTGAAAAGGCGTTCGAGAAGAAGCATGACGGCCAGTGAACTGAAAGAGGCGGTGCTGACCCGCTATCGGAGCGTGTACGCCTTTTGCCGGGCACACCCGGAAATGAAGCGGGCAACAGTGTATCTGGTGCTTTCCGGTCGTTATCCTGGAAAATGGCACGAGCAGGCGGCAAGGATTCAGGCGGCGCTTTCCGAGGCCGGAGAAAGCCCACGGGGCAGAGACGTGACGCCGGAAGTTGTGGGAAAGGCGTTGCAGGAAATCCGCTGTTCCCATTGTCGTCGCCTTGACCGCAGGGAGTGCCTTTCCTGCCGGGAGCAGACGGAACGAGAAAGCAACGAGCTGTTTTTCAGGGTGTTTCAAGGGGGATAAGATGTCGAAAGCGCGGATACGGGAAATTGTGACGCTGACCAGGGAAGGATGGCGGCCCTATGACGCGGAACCTGAGCGTCGCGTATATGAAAAGCTCGGCTGCACGCATGTATTGCGCGGGAACCGGCGCAAGCCGTTCTGGTTCGTGCGCGGAGACGTGTTTTGCTGCATCGGTTGCGCGGATCACTGTACGCTGAAACGTCCGGCGGGCTTTCCCCTTCCGCTGCCCATACGCTATTCCAGCATACCTTCCGAACAGCCCTATTCTCTGACCCCGCAGGAAATGGTCAACCGTCACGACATATTGAACGTGCGGCAGGCGGCTTATTGCCTGAATGTTTCGGAGCGCACCATTTACGACTATATAGCCGAGGGAAAACTGATACGGCTCAAGGACAGTCCTGTTCGCGTCCGGTCCAAGGAGGTCAAGGAACTTCGCGGCGATTTTGACGAGTGAAAAAAGTTCGCACAGCCCGCGCCCTTTCCGGGCATGAAGCGGTCCGCCATGGCATGATTGCCGTGACGGGCCGTTTTCGCGTCCGGCCCCGTCGCCTCCCCTCCCCGCCGGATACCGTCCGGCGGGGCACTCGGAACGAGACGCGAGAGGGAAAACGCATCCATGAAAAAGTTTCTCTGCAATCCCCGGTATCTTCTGGCCCTGTTCATCCTGTGCGGCCTTGTTCTACTGGCGGGACTGGTTTTTCTTTCTCCCTATCAGGGACCTGTTGTGGCCTACAAGCTGGCGCTGGTCATGGTGGCGGCCATTGCGGGCATGGCCTTTGACTTCTTGGCGTTCCCCTATGCGCTGCCGTCTTCCTATCTGGACAAAGACTGGCGGGAAGACCCGGAAGCCACGGGGGATGACGGCCAGCCGGACTTTCCCATTGCCACCGGTTACTTTCGTCCGTTCTGCGCAGCCATGCTCCGCCGGGCCTGCATTATTGCGGCTTTTGTGCTGGCCGTGGCACTGGGGCTGTAACCATGCCGGATGTAACATTGAAGGTTGAGACCAGCCCGACATGGAAGGAAATTCTGGTACAGGCCCTGTGCTGCTGCGCCCGGTGGATACTACGAGGTTTTCTTCTGTTCATCGTTTTTTATCTGGCCTCCCTATGGTTGCCGATTAGTGCGAAAGCCGCTGAGGTGACGATTCCCCGCGCTGCGCAGCAGTACCGGGCGACTCTGGTTCGTGCTGCCCATGCCACTTGGGGACTGGACGCACCGGTGGCCGTATTTGCAGCGCAGGTTCATACCGAAAGCTGGTGGCGCAACGATACTGTGTCGCATGTGGGAGCGCAGGGACTGGCACAATTCATGCCCGCTACGGCCCGCTGGTTGCCTTCCGTGGCACCGGAAACGGGCAAGCCAGCGCCGTTCAATCCGGGCTGGTCGCTCCGGGCATTGTGTATCTATGACCGCTGGCTGTGGGAGCGCAACAGCGGTGCAAGCGATTACGAGCGCATGGCGTTCACCCTGAGCGCCTACAACGGTGGCCAGGGATGGGTAAATCGGGACAAAAAACTGGCCCGCCAGCGAGGACTTGACGACGCCCGCTGGTTCGGGGCCGTGGCAACGGTCAATGCCGGGCGTTCCGCCGCCGCATGGAAGGAGAACCGCAACTATCCCCGACTTATTCTGCAAGAACGTCAGTATGCCTATATCAAGGCAGGCTGGGGGCCGGGGATAGAGGACGGGGCGCGACCATGAAAACGACGGTGCTATGGCTGGTCGTAGCCCTGCTGATTTCGGGATTGCTGGGACGCCTTGCCTATGTGAGCAGCGAACTTAACGCGGAAAAGGCGGCGCACGGAGCCACAAGACAGGAACTCGACCGATGGAAAACGGCGGCGGAAGCGTACCGGCGGGAAGCCGTAGCGCAGGCGGAAAACGCCCGGTTGTGTCTGGACCGGGAGACGAACGCCGCGCGGGACGCGGCGGAACGGGCGGCCATTGTGAAACAGGCCAGGCCGCGCGCCCGCACAGCCGAAGAAAAGAACAAGGTGGTGGACGATGAAACGCGCCGTCGCGCTGCTCTGCGCCTCAATCGCCCTTTGTAGCGGCTGTGGCCGCGGCCCGAAACAGGCCGCGCCGCTCATTTTGGAACACCAGACTTGCCCATCCCCGTCCGTTCCGGTTTTACCGGAACTCAGCGGGGAAGAGCCGCTGGACAGCCCGGAAAACCTTTCCCGCCTGTTGGAAAGGGACGACAGCATCCGGGCCTACATAGACGGCCTGAACGCGGCCCTGCGCTGTGAGCGGGCACGGGGGAACTTATGAACGATATGTCCGCCGCCCTGAGTGCGGCCCTGCCTCTGCTGGAAGCCCTGTTTTCGCTGGGCGTGCCCGGCGTGCTTCTCATGCTGGCATCCATTCCCGCCCTTGTCATAGCCGTGATTTTCGTCCTGGACTACAAGCACGGCAAGCGGGTGTCCAGGGTACTGGAAGCCTATCGGGAAGACACGCAGGAAAGCCTGCGGGTCATGACGGAGAAGTTCGAGGCAAGCTTGCGGGAAATGAACAGAAAACATGATGAAGTTGCGGAATATTATCGCAAGAACGTCACGCTGGTGAAGAATTATGAACGGATGAACGACACGTTGCAAACGCTGGTCGTGAACAACACAAGAGCCGTCGAACATTTGTCCACCATCGTCGAAACGAGGACTAAACTATGAGCAGACTGGAAGAGATGGGGCACAGGGAAGAACTGCGGACCCGGCGTAAAATCATAGAAGCGGAAATATCAAGCCATTCCGACTCGATCCGCGCCGCGCTGCCGCTCACCGGGGAACCGGAGGATATAGACGGGGAATACGTCATGATGCTGGCTATCAAATTGAATGAGCGCGTGCAGGAACTGCGCGGCGTCAACAGGAAAATTGCCATACTTGAACGGGAATTCGGAGAGTGGCATGGGCTGGGAGCATGAACCGGGCACCGTCTGGCGGGCACAGGAGCTGTATTGCCTGGACCGGTTGTCGTTTGAGCGCGTGTCCGAAGTGACGGGCGTGGCCACGTCTACGTTGAAGCGCTGGGCGGACAAGTACCGCTGGCGGGAGCGCCGGGAGGAACTGGCGCAGGTGGAAAGCGAGATACGCTTCAACACCATCATGGGGCGCAAGGCCATCCTGCAACGGCTGCTGGAAGCGGAGGACGGCAAGGAAGCCTCGCAGGTGGCCTTTGCCGTGGCCAGTCTGGAATCACTGGCCTTGAAACAGGCGGAGCTTGCGGCTGCGGGCAAGATACCTTCCTTCTCCGAACCCGAAGAACGGCCCCACATCGCCACGCAGGCGGACGCCGTGGCCGCGTTGCGGGAAGCCGTGCGCAACAAGGTGGGCATGGCTTTGTCCGACCCGGATAAGATCAATGCCGCCACGGTACAGGACGTGAAACGCTGCCTGGAACTGTTGGGCGAACTGGAAGCTCGGTTGCCGAAGGAAAAGGAAGAAAGCCGCGAAAAGGCATTGTCGCCGGAAAATGCGCAGGCCATCCGGGAAATTCTCGGCACAAGTTAGGGGGCGCGTATGGATTTGGGCGACGTGCTTTTGCCGTATCAGAAAACATGGCTGGGGGACAAATCGCCGGTCAAGGTGGTGGAAAAATCCCGCCGTATCGGCCTGACCTGGGCGCAGGCCCTGGACGACGTGCTGAAAGCCTCGACCTCCGGACGGGAAGGCATGGACGTGCTGTATATTTCGTTCAATCAGGATATGACGCGGGAGTATATCGACACCTGCGCGGAATGGGCGAAAAAGCTGCAAATCGTGGCCGGGAAGGTGAACGAGGACATTTTCCGGGATGGGGACGAGCGGGAAATCAAGGCGTTTCGCATAGACTTTGCCAGTGGACACAAGATTCTTGCGCTGTCGAACCGGCCTTCCAACCTGCGCGGCAAACAGGGGCGTGTCATCATAGACGAAGCGGCCTTTGTGGAAGACCTGCCGGAACTCTTGAAAGCGGCGCTGGCGTTGCTCATGTGGGGCGGACAGGTCATTATCATTTCGACGCATGACGGGGCGGAAAATCCTTTCAACGAATTAATCCAGGACGTGCGGGCCGGGAACCTGCCCTACAGTCTGCACCGCATCACGCTGGACGACGCGCTTTCCGCCGGACTGTACCGGCGTATCTGCCGGGTGACGAAGCAGGACTGGACGCCGGAAGCGGAAGAAGCCTGGCGTGCCGACCTTATCAAGACGTATGGCGACGGCGCGGATGAAGAGCTTTTCTGTATTCCCCGGCAGTCGTCGGGAGCTTATCTGACCACGGCCATGATTGAAGCCTGCATGGAGGCGGTTCCCGTGCTGACCTGGACGCCTCCAGCGGAAGACTTTGTGGACTGGCCGCTGCCCGTGGCGGAACGCTACACACGAGGCTGGATAGCGGAGCGGGTGGAACCGCTGCTGGCCGGTCTTCCCAAAGACCGGGCGCATTTCTGCGGCGTGGACTTCGGGCGTAGCGGCGACTTGTCCGTGTTCTGGCCCGCGACGGAAGAAAAGGATTTGCGTCTTGTGCCGCCCTTTGTCCTGGAACTGCGCAACTGCCCGCACAGGACGCAGGAGCAGATATTGTTCACCATTCTGGACGGGGTGCCTCGCTTTTCCGGCGTGTCCCTGGACGCGCGGGGCAACGGCTCGGCGCTGGCGGAAAGCGCCCGGCAGCAGTACGGGCCGGGGCTGGTGCGGGAAGTCATGATTTCCGAATCGTGGTATAGGGAGACCATGCCGCTTTTGAAGTCCGGGATAGAGGACAAGGCGCTGCGCTTGCCGAAGGACGCGGGCATTCTCTCGGATTTTCGCTCGCTGCGTGTGGTCAAGGGTGTGGCCCGCGTGCCTGAGCAGCGGACGAAGGACAAGACAGGCGGCAGACATGGAGACTCCGCCGTGGCCTGTGCCATGATGCTGGATGCGCGGAAGGAGCTGGGGAGCGTCGAGCCGTGGGAGTATGTGAGCGTCCCTGCAAACGGATTTGATTTCAAGGGATGGTGAATCGAAAGGAGAAAACGGAGTCAGTCCTGCTTTTCCCACAGAGAGGTAAAACTAAGTAGCAGTCTGCCCCTGTACATCGGGGGGATTTTTTCAGCTATGTTTCCGACTCCTGTGATACCTTGAACGGTTCAGGGCTATGGTTGGTAGCTAGCTTGATCTCTCACGGCGAATCGGAATCTTTTAACTTGCTCAAATTATTTTAAAATTTGCATAGTTATTAAAGCCTAACATTTTCATTAGAACACAATATTGAGCGTCAGATATATCTGTAAAGAAATCTTTGGGGATACTTTCTATAGAAAAAACTACTGTATGTTCTTTTGTTTCTTGATGTTCTGCATTAAAATTGATGTCAGATAATATTTTATCTAGATATATTAAAGATTTATCGAATGATTTAATGACAAAGGTAAATTTTCTTCCATTTTTTTTAGAAAGAGAAGATGAACTTTTTACTAGTTCTATATATTCTATATCACTCATTACATTATAAGCTAGCTTTAAGTTATAATTTTTACTAAACTTTAATAGTTTTTGTATTTTTGTATTTTTATAGAGCTGGGCAAGGGCGCATATAACAACTGGATGATATTTAGAAATACTACAAGTATCAGCAATATTAAGAATTTCTTTACTCTTTTCTAAATAATTTTTAGGTGATACTGGATTGTATAAAATTTTTGAAGTTTCACATAAAAAATACATACCAAATTTAAAAGACTCGAATAATCTCTGCTGATAATTATTAATCTTTCTTATAATAATATTTGTATCTGTTTGCGCAAATTGATAAAATTTTTGAACTGATTCAATCTCTTCACGAAGTAATTTCTGTCTGTCTGACTTATTTTCTCCCCAAGGGTTGATACCTTCAATAGTGGATGCAAATACAGATATTATATTTTCACTTTGATCAAGACTTCTCAATTCATCTAGTCGTCTAGTATCTCTTATATTTGTATAAATTTTCTTTTTCATAAAGTTAGAAATAAGGCTAACAGCATTTCTATCCAACATAAAAATCTTAATTGGTAGAGCATTATATAGAAAAGGAACTTCTTGAAAATTTAGAATAAAATCATTCATAACTACTCCAAGTTATTAAACATTATTCGTAATAAATGAGTAGGATCGGGATTTCTTTCTTGCCCGGTGCAGTCCATATACTTCTAGTATTAAGCAGACTAGCATACTCTACGTATGCGAAAATCCCCTTCGGGCGGGCAGCTAATGGGACAAGATGACAGTATGCGAAAATCATCCTATTCTCAACTAAGGTGTTCCCTGATTGGCGGAAAAACAAATAAAAACAGCGTATCTCAACTCACGCCCATAATCAACGAGAACGGTCTGAAGTATGTTGAACACGAGGGGCGGATACTCTTTTCTTCCGAAGAAATTGGCCGTCAGCTCGGCTATGCCAAGCCGTCCAAGTCCATCAATATTCTGTTCAACAGAAATCAAAGAGAGTTGAAGAGTTACGCAGTTGGCATCAAAATGATGTCAACTGACAGGAAGTTTTACGAATTCCGTTGCTTCACGGAAGAAGGCGTCTATATCCTCTCCATGCTGGCGAACACTCCGCAGGCGCGGGAGTTCCGGGCCTGCTGTCGGAAAAGCCCACCCGGCCCGTGCAGGCCAGCCTGCTGGAGGTGGGAGCATGAGTTTCATGCGTGAAGTGCCGGTGGATGTGTTGGACGAAATGGATCGCATGGAAGCCCGCGTGGCCTTCTTGAGCGACGTTTTTCAGGTCGTTTCCGAAAGGCCGGAAGACGATCTCGCTTTGAGTCGCAGAGGGTTGGAAGGTCTGTTCTACTGGACACAGGACCTTGAGAACATGCTGCGCCGCCTGAACGAAATGGTCAATCCAGAATAAAACCAGTCTGAAATTCCCTTGCGCCATTCGCGCCCTTTCCGGGCATAACCTCCGTTTCTCTGCCACAATGGCGGAAAAACGGAGGTTTTTGTTATGGCGGATGGGCTTTACATGGCGGACGGCACGTTTCGGTCGTTCAACGCCCTGGAACTCGGCACGGAACTGGCCACAAGGCAGAACGCGGGCGTACTTTTCACGGAGCTGGAAGGCTGGCTTTCCACCTTGCCGGATCCCGACCCCGTGCTGCGCAAGCGCGGAGACGACGCGGCCATATTGCGGGAACTTTCCGCCGACGACCAGGTGACCACGGCCATGCTTTCCCGGAAGAACCGCGTGCTGAACTGCCCGCACCTGACTTTCCGTGCCGGAGCGCCGGAGGGAGAGACTCCCACGCCGGAGGCGGAAGAGCTGCACCGCCGTTTCATGCGGGATTTGGAACGGACAAATCTGCGCACCGTCATTGCCGGGATGCTGGACGCGCCGTTTTACGGCTTCACACCGCTGGAACTTATCTGGAAGCGTGGCGGTGACTGGTGGCACCTGGTGGATATCGTAGCCCGTCCCTGTCACTGGTTCCGTTTCGACAACCATAACACCCCGGTTTTCGTGGGCGAGTACGGCATATTCTGCGCCGACCCGCGTCCGCTGCCTCCGGGCAAGTTCGTTTTCGTCACGCATCACGCCACCTATGACAATCCCTACGGTCTGCGTCTGCTTTCCCGCTGTCTGTGGCCGGTAAGTTTCAAGCGCGGCGGCCTCACGTTCTACGCCCGCTTTGTAGAAAGGCACGGTATGCCGTGGGTGATAGGCGAAGCCCCGGCCAAGGCGGAAAAGCTGGAAAAGCAGGACATGGCGCGAGGGCTTTCCCGCATGGTGCAGGACGCCGTGGCCGTCATCCCCCACGGCGCGTCCGTCAAGCTGGAGAGTGCCGGGCAGACGCAGGGAGCGATTCACGAGGACTTTCTGGCGCGTCAGGACCGGGCCATCAGCAAAGTACTCATGGGGCAGACGCTCACCATTGAAACCGACGGCAAGAACTCCCTTGCGGCCACGGAAGCCCACAAGGATGTTGCCGATGACCTGGCCGACGCCGACAAGGCCATGGTGGCCGACGCCTGGAACGAGATTGCCTGGCTGTATGCCCAGGTCAATGCCGCGCCGGGAGTGGCAGCTCCTCTGGCGGCGTATGAGGAGCCGGAAGACCTGAACAGGCAGGCAGACCTGGACAAAAAGCTGGTGGAAATCGGCGTGGAGTTTACGGAAGAACGCTTCACCGGTGTTTACGGGTTGAAGCCCGGCGAGTTCCGGTTGCGGCAAAGCGCCCCGGCTGTTCCCACAACCGGAACGGGCGTGAACTTTTCCGCGCCTTCCAACAAATCTCTGGCCGAAAAGGCGCAGGCCAACCTTGACGAGGCCATAAAGAAAATGCTGCCTGATGCGCTCAAGGCAAGTTCCGGTTTTGTCACGGAAGTTGAGAACGCCATACGGAACGCGGACAGCTTTGACGACCTGCAGGATTCGCTGGTGGAACTGCTGGCACCGTCCATGACGCCGGGCGAGCTGGAGACGTTTCTTGCCCGCGCCATGACGGCGGCAGCCGGGCACGGCGCGGCGTCCGTGAACACGGAGACGGATGAAGATGCCTGAAAAGAAAAATTTTGACCTGCCGACGCCGGATATCATCGCCGAAGGTGTGACGCCGGACGCGGCTCTGGACTTCTGGAGGTGGCGGGCCAAGCTCACGGACGATGAAGTGAAGACGCTGGGGGAAGGTGCGAAGCACCGGGCCTTTTACGTCACCGGACTTGCCAGGCGCGACCTTGTGCAGCTTGTAAGCGACGGCATAGAGGAAGCCCTGAAAAACGGCGAGACGCTGGCCGATTTCAAGAAGCGCATTGCGGCGGCCATACAGGCGCAGGGCTGGCACGGCTACCGGGTGGAAAACATTTTCCGTACCAACATGCAGACGGCCTACAGCGCCGGGCGTTACAAAAAAATGCAGGCCGTGAAGGCATCGCGACCCTACTGGCAATATATCGCGGTCATGGACAAACGGGTGCGGCCTTCGCACGCCATTCTGCACGAAAAGGTTTACCCGGCGGACCATGAGTTCTGGAAAACGAACTATCCGCCCAACGGTTACCGTTGCCGCTGCGGGGTACGCACGCTTTCCGAACGACAGGTGAAGAAACAGAATCTGTCCGTGGAAAAGGACATGCCGAAGGCCGGAGTATGGACCGACCCTAAAACGGGCATGGAATACTTCGTCCACTTCCCCGGCGCTGATAAGGGTTTCAAAAATAATCCCGGCAAGGACTGGGCGGAATCCGGGCTGGATTTGAAGAAATATTCCGACCTGAACAAAGACAGCTACGAGGAACAGCGCGGCCCGGCAACGAAACGGCCAACACCTGTCAAAACGTATGCGGAACTTGAAGAAGGTATCAAATCTCGACTGAGCCAATTCGCCACCAATAACGGCGTGACTTCCGTAACGGTCACGCGAGAATCCTATTTCATGGCAACATATTGTGACGGGCGTTTTATGCTGAGTGAAAAAGAATTTTCTTTGTCAAACGAAAGAAAATTTAATCCTGCAAGAGAGTTGAAATCAGCATGGAACAAACTTGCGGAAGGAAAATCCCTGACATGGGAAGAAGAATATGCCTGCGAGAGCCTGTGGCATGAAATTACGCATAACAGGGAAAAACGCAGCATATTGGGTGATGCCGGACGGCGTTATATGGAAACCGTTACACAATGGACAGCCCGCCGCACATACTACCAGATGCTGGAGTCTCTTGGCGGCAAGGCAGAACACCAGACGGACATCAAGAAAAACGGGCTGGGATACGGACGCTGGATAAGGAACTTTGACCGCCTGCTGGAGGTCCTGAAGGTTGAGGAAAATGTCCTTCTCCCGTTCATGCAGAACATGATAACAAGTCTGAGCATGAATGAATATGACAAGGCTCTTGTGGACTTTTTGTCCAAAGAATCCGGCATGAAAAAAAGAGCCGTCAGAGCGGCTCTTTCTCGAACAGATGAATGGGACTTTGAGGCAGTATTACGCAGGGCGACACTCATAGAGTAACATGGACGTTTCCAGTCGCCTTTCAAAGTTTTGGATGCTGTCCAAATACCGTTGCGCGAGCGTTTCATCCCCTCGAAAATAATAGAGGACCGCCAGTTTCGCAAAGTTACCGTCGGCATCCCGCTCACAAACGAGACGGTCTTCCGCAAGTTCCTCGGAATCCGGCAGATAGCCGAAATGAGCTTCAATTTCGGCAGGCGTAGCAATATCGAAGTAGTTTTCCATGTTTTTCAGATAGCCCGCCCCTCGCCAAGTGTCAACACGGAAGAGCCATTCTTATTTGTCATGCGGCTGAAAGATTGTTCGCATGGAACGCGCCCTTTCCGGGCATAGCCCCTGTTTTCCTGTCATAGTGACGGAAACAGGGGCTTTTTTTCATGGTCAATAAATGGATTGAGATAGCCCGCACCGGCACGTTTCAGGACAGCCTGGGCCGCCCTCGTACCTTCACGGAACGGGATCTGGACGTCATAGCCCGCAGCTATGACCCGGCCAAACGGGACGCGCCGCTCTGTTTCGGGCATCCGCAGACGGACAAGGCCCCGGCCTACGGCTGGGTGGACAGGCTGAAAAGCGAAAACGGAAGGCTGTACGCCTCTTTCTCCCATGTGCCGGAGGAAGTGCGGGAGCTGGTGGAAAAAGGACACTACCGCCATGTGAGCATGAGCCTCATGCCGGACATGGTGAGCCTGCGCCATGTGGCGCTTCTGGGCGCGGCGCAGCCCGCCATTGACGGGCTGGCGGCGGTGGAATTTGCAGACGGCGGCAACGCCATAACCGTGGATTTTGCCGCCACGCGCGGCGAAGGAGACACCATGACGATTGAGGAATTGCAGCGGCAGATCGGGCAGTTGCAGGGCCAGCTTGAGGCTTTGCGCGCTGAAAACGCGGACCTGAAAAAGAAAGCCGACTCCCACAAACAGGAAAAGGATAAGGCGGAAGCCGCCAAAACCGAGGCGGAGCAGAAGGCGGAAAAGGCCAATGCCGACTTTGCGGCGTATCGCGGCAAGGTGGAAGCCGAACGCCGGGAGGCGCGTGTTTCCGGGCTGGTGAAGGCGGGCAAGGTGAAGCCCGCCGAAAAGGCCGGAGTGCTGGCCTTTGCGGCGAAACTTGCCGAACAGCCGGGAACCGTGGACTTCGCCGCGCCGGGCGGCGCAACGGAAAGCGTTTCTCTGGAAGAGCGGTATTTCCGCGAGCTGGAAGAACGCCCCGTGGATGAACGCTTTTCCGACTTCACCGCTCCCCCGGCCCATGCGGGCGGGCGGTTCGACAACTTTAACCCCGCCGAACTGACGGCGAAAATGTAGGAGTATGACGCATGAATGAAGGATTTCTCGGCAAGCATGTTCTCTCCGGGGAACGGGCGGCCACCGGCGACCATCCCGTGGTTCTGCATCATCTGCCGCTTTCGGAAAGCGCGAAGGCCGCCGCCCTTCCCGTGGGCACGGTCATGAAGCGGGTGGAAGGAACCGAAGGCTCCGCGGCATGGGAACCGCTGCTGTCCACGGACGCGGCCACGGCGCTTCCCGTGGCCGTGGTGGATACGCCATGCGACCCCACAGGCGAGAGCGGGGAAAACTCCGCCCTGTGCGTGGTGCATGGCGGCGTGAAGTACCGCGTTCTCAAAACGGGCGACGGAAAGGCGCTGACCGACATTCAGACGGCGCAGCTTGTGGAACACGGCATTTTTCCGGCCTAGACCTTTCCCCGCTCCGGCGGCGTATCCATGTTCACGCGGCAAAGCCGCGATGAACACGCCACCTTCACTATCAGCGCCGCACGCGGCGCGACTCCGTCGGATAAGGAATAACATTCAAAAAAAGGAATCATCATGCTTGCGAATCTGAAAGGCATTTTTGCCCCGCAGGCGGTGGCGCAGTCGCTCAAGACGCTGCCGCCGCTGGAAAGCACCATCATGGACCGCTTTTTCAAACAACGCCCGACGCATCCTCTTTCCATGCTGGGGATTACGGACCTGAAAGCCGTGGTGCAGACCGTTCCCGTGGTGCGCCGTGACGGCGTGCCCGTTCCTCTGGACAATGAATCCATCGAAACGCAGTTCTTTGCGCCCCTGCCCATCAAAGTTCAGGTTCCCGTGACGGCGGCGGAGATGAACGATTTGCGCGTGCTGCTGGGCAACCAGGCGTCGCTTGAGGCGTGGCGGACGCGCAAGGTGGATCAGATACGGCAGGCCGTTCACGCGACCACCGAGGGCATGTGCGCGGGCGTGCTGACCACGGGCAAACTGGCGTGGCCGGTTCAGCTTCCGGGCGGACGCACGGAAAGTTACGGCATCGACTACGGCGCGCCGCTTGCTCATGAGCTCTCCACGAAACTGACGGGCACGAGCAAACTTTCCGACGTGTACCGGCTGCTGCGGGACATGCAGCGGAAAATCCGCATGGCGGGCATCGGCGGCAAGGTGGAGTTTCTGTGCGGCGAGGACGTGGCCGCCGTGTTCCTGGACATGGCGGAGAACTACCGCTCCACGGCGCAGGACGCGCCCATCGGCATCAAGCTGGGCGACGGCGAAGTGCGCATCGGCAGTTACGTCATCCGCTTTATGGACGAAACGTACCCCGCGCCCGTGAGCGGGGAATGGGTGCCCAAACTGGACGCCAAGACGCTGATGGGCGTGGCCGTGGATGTGCCGGGCACCATCTGGTACTGCGCCATCGACTCCATTTCCGCCAACAACGCCGCCGTTCCCCTGCATATCGTGCCGGTGAAGAGCGACGACGATTCCTCCATTACCCTGATCGGCCAGGCCAAACCCATGCCCGCGCGTCCGTCGCGGGCGGTCTGCAAGTCCGTCGTGGTGGCATAAAGCGGAAAACGCCCTGAGCGCCCCGGAGAGGCGTTTTTCTTTCCGGGGCGGGCGTGGGTAAAGAAAAAGTTTTTAGACTATTCTAAAACTATTCCAAAACGCGAGGAAAAGGCATGTCCTTTTCCCGCACGCCTGCCGCAACCATGCGCAACGGGCAAAAGCCCGATTGCGCACGGCAAGCTCGCTATCAGCGGCGCACGCGCTGCGACTCCGTCGGACAAGGAAGAAAATATGCTGTTATGCCGCAAAGAACACATCATTGACCTTCTGCACGCCAAGTATGTGGAGGCGTGCGAGAAGCAGAACCCCGGTCTGGTGGAGAGGATCATAGAAGCCGTTTCCGGGGAAATCGGGGACACGCTTTCGTACCGCTATCCGCAGCCCTGGCCCTATGTGCCGGAAATCGTGCGCTACATCGCCGCCGTGACCAGCGCCTACCGCGTGGTGGAGGCCATCACGTCCCTGGTGGATACGGAAGAAAGCGGCGACAATGAATGGATCCCCCTGCAAAAGCAGTGGAAATACTGCATGGACCTTCTGGACCAGATAGCCAAAGGCAAGCTGAAACTTCCCCTGGAAGAAACGAATCCCGACCGGGAGGACGCCAGCGTGGCGGTGATAGCGCCCAGGCCGTTCTTTGACCTGCGGGGGCTGTAGGTATGGCGGTGAAAAACGGCGTCTCCCTGAACTGGGAAGGGTTCGACAAGGCACTGGGCAAGGCCGCGCACAAGCTGGGAAACACAAAGAGCCTCATGGAATCAGTTGGTGAAGCCCTGGTGTCCGGCACCTTGCAGCGTTTCAAGGATGAGGAAGACCCGCAGGGACAGAAATGGCCCAAGTCGGGACGGGCCGCCAGTAAAGGGGGCCAGACGCTGACCGCCACCGGACGTCTCCAGAAGTCCATCGACTACGCCGCCACCTCCGACAAGGTCATGGTCGGCAGCAATCTGGTTTATGCCCGTATTCACCAGAAAGGCGGAATCATCACGCCGAAGAAAGCAAAGCGCCTTGTCTTCAAGGGAAGCGATGGTCGGACGGTATCCGCCGATAAGGTAACGATTCCGCCGCGTCCCTTTCTCGGAGTGTCCAAGGACGACATGGAAGAAGTGAAGGAAACTATGGCTGACTTCCTGGCCGGTGCTTTCAAAAAGTAGGACCCCACATGCAGGCATTCGCAACGGAAGTCATCACACGGGCGGCGCAGTCCGCCGGTCTGCCGGAAGGCCGCGTGATGGACATCGTGAAAAAGGACAACCTGACCATCAATCGCCCGCGCCTCGAATTGCAGTTCATGCCGGAGAGATACACCCGCACGGGGCGCAAGCTGGCCGTGACCCGAACAAAAACGGACCTGATACGCAAGCGCGAGCTCTATGAAGTGGAGCTGACGGTCAACGCCAATGTACTTGCGGACAACCGGGAATGGCTGGAGGCGTTCAGCGTGGCTTTTGTGGCGGCGCTTCCTCACGGCGGAAACGACAGCCGGGGCAATTGGGTAAAGGTCCGCGCTCAGGAAGCGACCTTTGGGCGTGAGCCGGACAGGCGTGTAGGAGAAAAGGTCATAGAAGTATTCACCAGAGTGAACCGACTTTTCGTATTGACCTTTACCGGCAGAATTACCGGCGAGGAATACGACAAGCTGATACGCACCATCATCATCAAACCGAAACTCGGATAGGAGCCGTGTATGGCTACGAAACAGAAAACGACGGAAGAGTCCCAGGAAAAGACTGCGGTCATGACTTCCCCTGTCGAACAGAACACAACTCAGGAAAGCGGGATTATGGAACCGGAAAAGGAGGCCGCGCATGACGAACCGGCGCAAGCGTCTGTGGAAACGCCGGAAGCGTCCGCTGCTCCGGAAACGAATGTGGCGAGTCAGACCCCGGTACTGGAAAGCCTTTCCGTGCTGGCCGACCGTCACCGCGTGCCCGGCTGGCAGCAGGCGGCGCTTGTCCGGTTCATGGGCTGGGCCGACGGCAAGATGCTGACGGACGATGAATACCGCGAAGCCCTGAAGAAGCTGGCGTGGCGTCATATTGGCGGCGGAAGGAGAAAATAATGGGCGACGTACTTGAATACCTTGTCGACGGAACCTCCGGGATTTCGCCCGGCGGCGTGGAAGGCAGCGCCATTGTGGCGGGCGTGTGCAGCAAGGGACAGGTGGGCAAAGGGTATCTGCTCGGACCGAGTTCCGACCTTGAAGGGCTGCTCGGCGTAGGGCCTCTGGTGGAACGTGCACGGGATATGCTGGCCACGGGCGGCCAGTCTCCCACGCTCATCGCCGTACCCTGCACCGGCGAGGCCAAGGGCTACTTTACCGATATCGTGACCACCGGAGGAAACGGCAGTTACCCGGAAGTCACCGTTTCCGGTGTTCCCCAGGACAATCTTGACATCGTGGTTCAGGTGGAATCCGCCGGACAGGTGGGCACGGCCACGGTCAAAGTCTCTACGGACGGCGGGAAGCTGTTTGAATCGGCGGTTACGGCAACGCAGCAGTTTGTCATTGAAGACAGCGGCGCGACGCTGCTTTTCCCGGAAGACGCGCAACTGGAAGCAGGCTGGCAGTGGGCATTTTCCGCCCGTCTGCCCATCGGCCCTGTCTCCCGTGTCGGGGATGAGGCGAGTCCCCTCCCGACGGTGGCCGGAACGGTGCTGGCCGGCGCGGATATTTCCATCCAGATCGTCAAAGGCGGCGCGCGGAATGAAGGTACTTATCAGCTTTCCACCGACGGCGGCGAAAATTACGACAAGGCCCGCACTATTCCCGTGGACGGCGCGGTTCCCATTGCCGAGCTTGGTGTGACCATCACCTTCCCTGAAGGTGAATATGTGGGGGGCACAACCTATGCCTGCACGCTTCTGGAACCGGAAGCCAGCATCGTTGACGTCATGGCCGCGCTGGAAGCGCCCCTTGCCTTGTATGACGTTGAGTTCGTCCTTGTGGCCGGACCGACGGACAGCGTGGACTGGGCGGCCATGCAGGCGAAGGCGGAAGAACTCTGGAACCTGCATCGCCCGACGTACTTCAAGGCGGAAACACGTCTTCCGTATGACGGGGAAGACCTGAACGATTTTACGGCATACCTCATGGAAGAGAAGCAGGACATCGCCGCCCGTTTCGTACAGGTATGCCCGCAGTACGGTAAAATCACCGGCTCGGACGGCGTGACGGGACGGCGCAATGCGGCAGGCCTTCAGGCGGGACGTGTGATGTCCATTCCCGTCCAGCGTGCCACGGGCCGCGTTCGTGACGGCAACGTGAGTCAGCTTTCCCTGCCGGACGGTTGGGAAGCCGTGCAGTCCACTCTGGAGGGGGATGGCTTCATCACGGCCAAAAAATACGCCGGGCTTGACGGCGTGTACTGGGGCGACTCCCGCACGCTTGCCGACGACACCAGCGATTACCGTTACGAGGAGGTCATCCGCACGGTGTTCAAGGCCGTGAGGAAGGCCCGTGTGGCGGCGCTGAAGAGCATGTATGATGAAGCCGGAGACCCCACACAGGGCACAAGCAAAGCTACGGGGCTTGCCTTCCTCAAGGCAAATATCGAGGCCGCTCTGGACACCATGAAGGGAGCCAACCCGCAGGAACTGGCGGACTACGTCGTCAACATCCCCGATGGTCAGGATATCGTGAACAACGGCGTCACGGTGGAAATCACGCTGATCGGCATCCCGATCATCCGGGAAATCAAGCTCTACTTCTCGTACACCTACGCGGGCAGCAGGCTCGACCCACGCGGACTTTCGCAGGCCGCATAGGAGGAAACATGAATGATTTTATCAAAGCCAGAGAAGAATTTTATCGCTTCATGTATGATAAATTTCTTGAAGAGAGCGGCCCGTACTGCGGGACAGCCGAGTTTGAGCAGCTTTGCAGAACCGGAAAGCTGATGGAACGGGCCAGGCTGTTCGCCTCCGACCTAGGACACCTCGCGCATAATAAGCTGGGATGGTACAGGCTGACCGCTCAGGGCATTCTCTATGCCGAGGAACAGGACTTTGCCGGAAGGAGGAAATAATGGCCATCAACGGAAGACAGTATGACTGGGAGGACATACACGTCGTCACTCTCAGCGGGGAACAGATCGGCATTACGGAAATCAAGTACACTGACGGCCAGAGCGTAACGGCCAGGTACGGACGCGGCGCTGTTCCGCGCGGTTACGGGCGCGGCAACTATGAAGCCAGCGGCAGCATGGTGCTTGACCGCGACGAGTGGGAAAAGTTCAAGCTGGCGCTCAAGGGAACCAGCGGCACCGGAGGCATCTACGACCATACGCCTTTCCCCATTGTGGTGAGCTATGCCAACGACGACATGGGTACCGTCATCGACACTCTGCCGGACTGCAAAATAAGCAAGTTCGACGGGGGCGGCGGCAGCCAGGGCGACGACAACGTCAGCCCCATCACCTGCGAGTTCACGATTCTCTCGCCCATCCTCTGGAACGGCGTTCCCGCCAAACGCGGATAAACGCCCCTCAAAAATCCCTGCATGGAACGCGCTCTTTCCGGGCGCGTTTTTTTATTTCATGCCAAGCTGGAAGAAAACACGGGCAGTTCCGCCCATAACCAGAAGGAGCTTTTTATGTCTCAGCTTGAAGGCCGCAAGTATGTTTCCTTTTCCCACACCTTTTCCGACCCCTGGTCCGGGGACAGCGCGGAAGACGCGCAGGACGTGACCCTTTCGTTCCGTTTTGCCAAACCCAATAAGACACAGATTCAGCGTCTTCAGGACAAGGCCGCCAGAAACGCCGCCCAGGCGTCCCGCAACCTTGTTCTGGACTGCGTCCATCCCGACGACAAGCAGGCGCTTACGGAGGCCATGGAAGACTATCCCGGTATCGCTACGAGCTTTGCCACGGCCATCATCAAGGGCGTCGGCATATCCGCAGAACTGGGAAACTAGCCTCGCCCCCGGACGCCTTCGGGCAGGGGGACGCGCTTGTTCTTTACTGGCTTCACTGTGTGCCTTCGGAAGACCTCGACGAATGGAGGGCGCAGGTAGGACAGGCCGCGTGGATGGAGGAACGCTACTTCACCACGCTGGCCCGCATGATTCACGGAGATAAACGGAAGCAACCCTAAACCTGCGGAGCAGTGAGCGGCAGCGAACCTGAAGCGACGCGGGAGGGCGCGGCGGAGTGAATCCGCCGCGCATGGAGCCGACCGGGGAGCGGTCAATGGAAGTGTTCAGCGTTTTTGCCACGTTGTCCCTTGTGGACATGATTTCAGGCCCCCTCGACAGGGTGAAGAACGCCATGAAAAGCATGGAAGGCGGCGTGTCGTCGCTGGGCCGACGCATGGGAAATCTGGCTTTGGGCATGGCTCCGGTGGCGCTGGCCGCCGGAGTCATGCTGGGAGCCTTCGGGGCCTGCGTAGGCGTGGCCGCCGGATTTGAAGACCAGATGGCGAAGGTGGGGGCCGTATCCCGCGCCTCCTCGGAGGAAATGGCGGCGCTGGAAGCCACGGCGCGGGAACTGGGCTCTACTACGCAGTTCACCGCCGTTCAGGTGGGCGAAGCCGAACAGTATCTGGCCATGGCCGGATTTTCGGCCAAGGAGAACATCGCGGCGCTTCCGGGCGTGCTGAACCTTGCGGCGGCCACAGCCACGGACCTGGGCCGCGCGGCGGACATATCCTCGGACATCCTTTCCGCATTCGGCCTTGAGGCCGAACAGATGACCCGTGTTGCGGATGTGCTGGCCCTGACCTGCGCCACAGCCAACACGAATATGGAGCTTTTGGGTGACACCATGAAGTATGTCGCCCCGGTGGCGCGTATGGCCGGGCTTTCACTGGAAGAAACAGCGGCCATGGCGGGCCTGCTCGGCAACGTGGGCATCAAGGGCAGCCAGGCGGGCACCACGCTCAAGGCCATGCTGAACAAAATGGCCGCGCCGACAAAGGAAGCGCAGGAACTTTTCCAGAAGCTGGGCGTGACGGTGAAGGACAGCGCGGGCAATCTGCGCAGCCCTGTCACCGTGCTTGGTGAAATGGCGGCGGGCCTCAAGAAGATGGGCACGGCGGAACAGATCGCCGCCATGAAGATGATAGTGGGCGAAGAGGCCATAGCCGGATTCTCGGAACTCATCGAGAAGGAAGGCATCGGAGCCATAGCCGAATACGCGAAACGGCTTGAAGCCGGAGGCGGTTCGGCGGCGGAAATGGCCGCGCGGATGAACGACACGCTGGCCGGTTCCCTGCGCGGCCTGAACTCGGCTTGGGAAAGCGTACAGATTACCGTGGGCAAGCTGTTCATCTCCGCCGTGCGAGGGGCGGTGGACGGCATGACCGGCTTTCTGCGCCTGCTGGACAAGGCGGCACAGAATCCTTTCGGCGCGGCGCTCCTGAAAATCGTTTCCGCCGTAAGTCTGGCCGTGGTGGCACTGACGGCACTTTCCGCCGCCATGTGGTTCTTTTCATCCGTGGGGCCGATGCTTGCCAAGGCTCTGGCACCGGCGAAAGCCGCGCTGCTGGGGCTGGGCGCGCCGGTCTATGCCGTCATTGCCGTGCTGGGGCTGCTCTATGCCGCGTACCGGGCCAACTTCGGCGGCATGGCGGATTATCTCTCCGACTTCTGGAATAAAATCACGCTTACGGTCAAAGGCGTTCTGGCCGTGTTCCAGTCGTTGAACGGGGGCGTGGGTGAAATCCGGGGAGAGCTTGCCACCCGGATAAAGGCGGCAGGACTGACGGGACTTGTCACCACCATTTCCCGCGTAGTGGCCCGCATTCAGGCCATATTCAACGGATTCATGAAGGCCGTGTCCTCCGTGGCACACACCATCGACGTCATGCTCGTGCCCGTGCGCATGGCCGTGGCTGACCTCATGCAGGGCATAGGCGACCTGTTCGGCATGTTTACCGGAAACGAGGTCACCGGCTCCGTCACCGCGTGGGAATCCTTCGGGGAAGTGCTCGGCTATGTTCTTGTCGTGTTCCTTGCCCTGAAAGTCGGGCTGATTGCCGTACAGGGCGTCATGGTCGCGGTATCCGCCGTCACCAGGGCGTGGACGGCTGCGCAATGGCTGCTCAACGCCGCCCTGAACGCCAATCCCATAGGGCTGCTTATTGTCGGCATCACGGCGCTTATCGCCGTCGGCCTCTGGCTTGTCCAGAACTGGAGCACTATCAGCGCATGGTGGAACAACCTGTGGGACGGCATCTCCTCCTGGGCGGCGGAGAAGTGGAACGCCATTGTGGGGACCATCACCGGCGCATGGGATACCATTGTCGCCGGTATCGCGGGTTTCGGCTCTTCCCTGCTGGCGGGCATTACGGACGCCTGGAACTCCGTACTGGAATACTTCGGAGGGCTGAACCTGTTTGAATCCGGGGCAAAGCTCCTGGATACCTTTATTGAAGGTATCAAAAGCATGGCTTCGTCGGTCGTGGATTCTGTTTCCGGCGTATTGGCCTCCGTGCGGGAGTACCTGCCTTTTTCCGACGCGCATACCGGACCGCTTTCGCAGCTCACGCTTTCCGGTTCACGCATGATGACCACGCTTGCCGAAGGCGTGAATCTGGGCAAAGGCGGCCTTGTGGCATCGGTATCAGGGGCACTGTCTTCAGCGGGCGCAAAAATACAGGGCTGGTGGGAAAGTTTGACCGGCGGGGCTTCCGGTATGGAGACGCCTTCCGTGTCTGTGCCCGGCACTGCCGTCCCGGACGCGCCTTCGTTTCCGGTTCCCTCAGCACAGGAAAGGCAGAACAGCACGGAGCAGCCGGGAGAAAGCGGCAATACGACCATCAACATCACCATCAACGGGCTTTCCCTGCCCGATGTCAAAAACGGGGAAGACTTCCTTTCTTCCCTGCAAAGTCTGGTGACGGAATACGGAGCATAAATGGAATTTTTGACGTTTGAGCATGGGGAAGTCCGGCTGGACAACGAGCTTGTGCCGGGCATCCTCCAGAATCTGCGGGTATCCGGCAAAGTTCGATTCGACGAGCAGAAGGTGGACGGCGGCAGCGGCAAAAGGAAAACCCCGCAGGGCTGGGAAGACTGCGACATTTCCTTCTCGCTCATTCTCACCAACGACGAGGACTCCTCCTGTTATGACAAGCTGCAAAAGCTGAACGAGATGTTCAACTCGCCGGATGACAAGGCCAACCCCAGGGTTGTGGCCGTTACCAACCGCCATCTGCTGGCGCGGGGCGTCCGGCAGGTGGTATTCTCGCGCTTCGACTCCACCGAGACGGATCGCACGGACGAGATTACGGTTTCACTCGGCTTTTCCGAGCATAACCCGCCCATCGTGCGTACCGAGCAGGCGCAGGCGAAAAGCCCCACGCCGCAGGAACTGGCCGAGCAGGCAGCGGAAAAAGCGGCAAAGGAACAGCCTGAGCCGGAAGACGTGCTCTATGTGGATACCGCAGGGGAAACCGTATGATTGAAGGTATCAATGTGCGCTGCAATGTCGGCCCCTTTGAGGTATTGCGGACGCCTCGCCTTGTTCTTTCCTTCCATCGTCGGGCGGTAGTATCCCGCGCGGAAATGGATCTGCCGGACCCGGAGGGAAGTATTCGCGCCGGCCTTTCGGCTGGACAGTCCGTGCGCGTGCGTTTCGGGCATCGGGGAGAAGGCGGAACTTGGCAGGAATGGAGCGGCACGGTGAAGGACATCGTGCAGGCAGGATCGGATACCGTGCGTGTCACGGCGCTGGGACGGGAAAAGGCTCTTCTGGACACGACGGTGACGCTTGCCATGCACGGCGAAACCTCTCTTTCCGTGGCTTCCCGTCTTCTTGCCTCCACGGGGCTGGCCGTGGCCGGTATTGCCATACCAGTCGTTACGGTGCCGCACATCGTGTTTTCCGGCTGTACCGTGGCAAGGGCCATCAAACAGCTTTCCGCCACACTGGAGCGCTCCTGGGGGCACGATCTCTCGAAACACGCCGTCTGGCTCGGAGCTTCCGGGCTGTACTGGTCCGACGCCTCGGAACCGGGGGATGTCTTCGTCATCCAGAGCGCGGACAATCTGATTTCCCACAGTCCCGACCCGGAAGGGATGAGCCGGATACGGGCGACACTTCTTCCGGGACTCACGGCAAGCCGGATGGTACGCATACGTGATGCCAGGCGACAGTTTTCCGCGCTGGTCATGGCTCAAAGCGTTGTGCATGAGCTGGGCACCGGCGGCAATACGACCACTATTGAATACGGCAAAGACGAAGGGTGGATGTAATGGATACCAGCCTGCTTGACCTGATACGAAAGGCCGTAGAGCTGGCCATGCCCGACCTGCGCCATTACTACCGCGTGACAAGAAAGGCCCGCGTGGTCAATGCCTACGCGAGCGACGGCAAATATTTTGCGGACGTTCAGCCGCTCAGGAACGACGAGACGGACGACCCCAAAGAACCGCTTATCCCGCGAGTGGAAATCCCCATCATGTGGGGCGGGCCGCAACGGGGCATTGTCTGCCCTCCGGCGGTGGGGACGCTGTGCGATTTGAGCTATTACGACGGCGACCCCAACTACCCGCGCATCAGCAACTTCCGATGGCAAGGAAATGTGGCCCCGGAATGCGGGCTGGGGGAACTTATCATCCAGCAGACGCCCGGCGTAAGCCTCAAGATTGAAAAAGACGGTTCCTTCCTGACTGTTTCTCCCAAGGACTGGACCGTGGAAGTGGGCGGCAATGCCGTCATCAAAGCGGCGGGCAACGCGACCGTGGAAGCGGCGGGCAGTCTGACTCTCAAGGCCACGCAAATCACGGAACAGGGCAATAAAACGTCCACCGGCTACGGCGGCGGGGCCGGGGAATCAACCGAAACCGGCAACCGCCGCCAGATCGGGAATCTGACCATTGAAGGCAACCTGTCCGTTTCAGGGAACTGCTCGGTGAGCGGCAACGCCCACGCCGGGAGCCGCAGCGGCGGAAGCTGCCCGCACTAGGCGCATGATTATAGATTAGCATCCCTCTATAAAACGCTTTAAAATCTTAATCTCTTCCAAGGGAATGTAATGAAAAGATGCTAACTTATCTAAAATTTCAAATGCTTTTTCACGATGTTTTTGTTTTGCCTTATCTGTTTTTAGTTTATTTATTTTTTCAATACATTGTTTTATATCTACCATATAAGCCCCTGATACTATCGCATGTTTGTATTCTTGTGCAATTTCAAGCCTTTCTTTTGCTTCTGGAAGATTAAATTCAGAAACAAGATGTTTAATATTTTCGACAACAACATCGTATCTGTTTATGATTGTACTGCCATTTTTACTATTTCTTATCAATGAGCAACTTTCTCGAATAATGCGCATATTATTGCGCATAAGTTTTTTATCCTGTAAAGAATATCCTCTCATATATGAATTTACTTCAATATCAAATACACAATTTAAATTTGAGCGTACTTTAATAATTTTCTCGGCGTATAGAGTAAGTTCAGAGCCTTGAAGCTCACCGTTTACAGGGGGAGAAATCACGTCATGTTGAGGAGCAAAGCGTCTTTCTACCTTGTGTTTACTTGCCAGAGGAGGAGCAGTTTTTTCCTTCCGCCTGAAAATCAGCCAAGCTACAGCACAAATCAGAATGACAGCGAATAAGTTACCCATAACTCCTCCTCTTGGCTTCAAGCCTACGTTTTTCCGCACCTTCGCGCAATCCCATTCTCATTTCTCATGCGGAAAAAGGTTGACACCTTTCTTATATTTAGCTAAATTTAGCTAAACAAAAAAGGAGGTGGACGTGGTCAGGAAAAAAGATCCTGACAAATATGCTAAAGATTTGTCTCTAAAAATTTCAAATGAGGAACACCGCCACCTGAAAGAGTTGGCGGAAAAGGAAAGGCGCACTATTAAGGGGTTGATTTTTGCCGCACTTGATAAAGCCTTTCCGGGGTGGAACAAACCTTAAAAACAGCCGCGTCCAGTACTCGCAATACCGGACGCGGCCTAACCACCACACTACACGGGAGGTAGTGAAATGGCTGAAAACAGCGTATCTCAAGTCACGTCCCCGGTAAAGTCCGGGAATTCCATCCACATTGATTTCCTGAACAACGAAACCCCCGTTGTCTCTTCGCTGGACGTTGCCCGGCATTTTCAGCGGCGGCATTCGCACATTCTGCGGGATATTGACAGATTGCGCTCTATCCTTCCGAAATCATTTACTGCGCCCAATTTTGGGCTGAGTGAATACACTGATCCTACAGGACGAAAACTTACCGCCTACCTCCTCACCCGCGACGCCTTTTCCCTGCTGGTGATGGGCATGACGGGCAAGGCGGCCATTCTGTGGAAGCTGCGCTACATTGAAGCCTTCAACGCGCTGGAAGCCGCCGTGCTGGAAAACCGCATGGACCTTGCCCGCGAATCCGGCTACCGGCAAGGCATGGACGAAGGCCGGGCGGAGGCCCTGCCGGAGGTGAAGGCGGCGGAAGCGAAGGCGCAACGGGACACGGCCCGACTGTTCTGGCGTCTCGGCCCGGCGCGCAAGCGGCGGCTGCGCTCCGCCGTGCGCTACCGCAGGATGGGACTGGGCATTGCTGCCATCGCCAAGCTGCTGGACGTGAACAACCGGGAAATCAGCAATCTGCTCAAGGCGGCGGAAGCTCTGGGCGAACTGCCGCAAACGCCCGCCCGCCCCGTGCAGGGCAATCTGCTGGAAGGAGGGCGCGCATGAATACCGCCGACATGAACCCCGGCGATGCGCTGGACAACGCCCGCGAACTTGCGGCGTTTCTGGAAGCCGCCGTATGCGCCTTTTTTGAAGCCGGGGACGGAAGCTGGCCCGAGCGGAACGGCTGGGGCGGCATGCTCATCATCTCCATTTTGTTGAAAGACCTGCTGGAACGCGCCGGAGAAAAGGCGTAACCATCCCCTGAAAATTCTTCGCATGGAGCGCGTCCTTTCCGGGCGCGCTTCTCTTTTTTGTGCCAGAGTTGTTCCCATGAGGCGGCATGCCGCAAACCGCCGGAGGCGCGGCGCGTGCGCCGCCTTGAGTGACGAACGAGCGCCGGGTCGGGCTTTGCCCGCCCGGCATGGATGCGAGTGAGGAACGGATGAATGACCTCTGGGGGCAGGACATATCCTTGAACGAAGCCGGGCAGGCCCGCGTGGCGGCCAACGGCGAACTTGTGCTGACGGACGGCGTGGACACGGGCGTGCAGGATATCCGCATCCGCCTGTCAACCTATCTCGGCACGCTCTTTTACGACAAGACCTTCGGTTCTCTTCTGCCGGACTGGTTTTATGAGGATTCCACGGAATCTTCCCGTGCGGCGTTGTGTTCCGAGCTTGTGATGCGGGCGGAGGAAGACCCGCGCGTCACGCCCGGCAGCGTCTCCGCCTCCATCCTCAAGTGGGACGACAGGCAGGTCATGGTGCGTGTGGAGTGGCGTTTCATCGGTGAGGATTCGCCGCTGAACCTTGTCTTGCAGGCCGACAAGTCCACCCGTGAGCTGGTGGTGCGGGACGCTTCGCCCTGCTCGGATACGCTGGTTGACATTTTTTGATGACGCCCGCCCCCCATAACAAGGGGTGCAGGGGCATTATGCCCCTGCCGGGGGCACGGGGGCGAGCAGCCCCCGATATGGAGTTCTGTATGGCTGACGGCAAAATCCCCAATCTGGGCAAAAGCATCGACGACATCAGGGCGGAACTGTTCGCCCGGATAGAGGAAGTGCAGGACGACTATCAGGAAAAAGGCTGGCTCCCGGCGCGGCTGAACCTCAACAAGGGCATCGTGCGGGGCATCCTTGAGCTTGTCTGCTGGATGATCTGGCAGCTTTATCAGGTGCTGGACAGGATTTACCGGCAGGCCGTGCCGCTGGAGGCGTCCGGCGAGTGGCTGGACGTCCACGCCGTGCAGGTGGGCATCAGCCGTAAGGCCGAACTTAAGGCGGCGGGAAACCTCACGTTCTCGCGCCCGGAAGGCGCGGATACCGATCGAAACATCCCCATTCCCGCCGGAACCATCGTGCGCACCCTGCCGGACGGCAAGGGCGAGGTGTACCGCTACGTCACCACGGCGGACGCCGTGCTGCCCGCGGGCGGCGATACCGTGACCGCTCCGGTGCAAAGCGAGACCTACGGGGCGGCAGCCAATGCCGGAACCGGACAGATATGCGAGATCGTCACGCCCGTTGACGGCGTGGGCGGCGTCACCAACAAGGCCGACTGGCTGACGCTGGAGGGCGCGGACGCGGAAAACGATGTCAGTCTCCGCAAGCGCTACCGCCTCGCGTGGATGGCGCAGGCAGGCAATACCCGCGCGGCCTACGAAGCTGCGGCGCTGTCCGTTGCGGGAGTTGCGGATGTGAAGGTGGACGACCAGCATCCGCGCGGGGAAGGCACGCTCGACATCATCGTGCAGGGATCGGCGGGTATCCCCACCGAAAACCTGCTCAACGACGTGCGCGCTGCGGTGGCGGATACCATCATCATCAATGACGACGTCCTGGTCAAAGCCCCCACCGCTCACCCCGTCGCCATAACATGCACGCTTGATCTGCTCTCCGGAGACGCGGAAAGCATCAGGACGCAGGCTCGCGCATGGCTGACCAGCCTGTTCGCGGGCGGAGCCGGAGACGGCTCGGCGGCCTTCGGCGTCGGCGTGGATGTCATACGGGACAGACTTGCTCAGGGAGTCATCAGCCTGCCGGGCGTCAAGCGTATCATCTGGACCTCACCGTCGGAGGATATCACCATTGAACCGGACGAGCTGGCCACACTGGCAAGCCTTGAAGTCAAGACGGCCTGGGCGGAGGACGAGTGATGGACAGCGCGTTCTGGTCCTACGCCCACGACAAGCTGCGCTGGCTGTGGATATTCCGCCCTGGCCCCCTGTCCGCCCTGGTCAAGGGCATCGCCCTGTATTTCGACGACATACGCAAGGACGTTATCTGGGTAAGAAACCAATACATCGTCGCCGTGGCGAGTAAGGGGCTTCTGCCCGGATACGCCCGGTCACGCGCCATCCCCCGCACTCGGTACGACAGCGACGCCCAGCACCGCATGAGAGTTGAACGTGCCTATGCCTGGCATCACCTCGGCGGCAAGGTGGAAGGTCTGCCGAAAATTCTTGAGGAATACGGCTATCCCGAATCCGTCGTCCACAACTGCCGGGAGGAAGACCCCGAACGCTGGGCGCACTTTGAACTGCGCCTGCTCACGCCGTCCCATGAATGGGGACAGAAGGAAATTGACGCGGTAACGGCGCTTGCCAACGAGTACAAGCCGGGCCGCTCGGTATTGAACAAGATATCCTTTGCTCTGCGGCAATGTACGCCGCTTGTCGTGGCCGCAGTCCCCATGCCGAGCCTTATCATGGAACATCAGGTCATGCAGGGAGACAGCGCCTTCCCGCCGCTTCCTCTGAATGCCGTGGCGCGGCACGTCACCTTTATCATCTTCGACTGGGAGGTTTCATGAGTAGTGACACTCTTTCGGCTATCTGGACAGCCAGGGGACTGGACAAGCTGGCCGCACAGCTTGCGGGCGGCGACGCCGTAACCATCAAAAGTATCGCCCTCGGAGACGGCGGCGGTTCCATGCCTTCCGTGCAGCCCTCGGTAACAGCGCTTTACGGCGAAAAATGGCGCGGAAACGTCAACACCGTGGAAGTCGATCCCAACAGCTCGAACAGCGTCATTGTGGAGGCCGTCATACCTTACAACGTCGGTGGCTGGTACATCCGGGAATGGGGCCTTTTTGATATCGAAGGCGACCTCATAGCCTATGGGCCTCATGCCGAGTTTTACAAGCCCGTGCTTGAGTCCGGCACGGGGGCGGAACTTCTGGAGCGTATTCGCCTGCCTGTTACCAGTCAGAGCCAGGTCAATATGTCCGTCAGCTCCGATGTACTGGCCACGCGGGACTATGTGGACAAGAAATGTGCGCGGAAACTGACGTCCTGGACCTTGGAAACTGACATCACCGCCGAAGGCTCCTTGTCCCTTCCTGAAGGTTGGAAATACGTCGTCGGGAAAGCGCAGCTTCTGCTTTTCTGGGAAGGGCAGCTTCTCGACGGTTCCACCTATGACGAAAATGGAGACGACGGCGCTACGTCGCAGTCCGTGACCCTGCACTTCTCCGTGGCGCAGGGAGACACCATGCAGCTCATGCTTTTTGATACCACGCTCTAACCCTGACAAGGAGGGATTATGTCTGATGCTCCCATGCTTTACTTCTTCGACTGGAAAACCCGCGAGTTCACTTCTTCCCGCACCGCACAGAAAAGACCGAACGGGCAGTATATCCTTGACGTTCAGGGGGCGACCTCTGTCGCTCCTCCTGAAGCCCCGGAAGGATACGTCGCCTGCTGGAACGGTGAAATCTGGGAGTTGAAGGAAGACCATAGACAGAAGCGAGACAAGGGTGGCGTCATTATCGAGGGCTCCGGCACTCCTTACTGGCTGCCGGAAGACGACTGGCGATCTCCCGCGCGATATCTCGAAGACGTCGGCCCGCTGCCTGAAAACGCGCTGCTTGAAAAGCCCGCAAAACCGGAAGCGGAAGTAGCCAGAGAAGAACGACGTGCCCGCATGGCGGAACTGGAAAGCTGGCTCCGCAATCACGACTACATCGGTGTGAAAATCGCCACCGGCAGAGCAACCCCTGAAGACTATGCCGAAAAAATAGCCCTTATGAAGCAGAACGCCGAAGAACTCGATTCCCTGCGCATTGAAGAAGCCTCCGCTCTTGCCGCCGGAACGTCCATCCACGAAGGAGAATAACCATGCCGTTTCCTCCCTTTTTCCGTCGTCTGTTTGGTGACAACCCCGTCAAGCCCTATAAAATCAGAAAAGAACTGCTCCCGCTGGACGTGGACGCGGTCGAAACCTTCAGGAAAAGCCTTATCGGATGCCTGATTCCCACGACCATGGCCACGCTTCCTTCATGCCTAGGAATCCCCGACGGTTCGCTGTTCCTTTTCGAGGATTATCCTGAGCTGAAGGAAAAATATGACACCGGCGGCTTCAACGGTATGCTGCTTGAATCTACGGCCACCTCCGAAGAAAAAGACGCCTGGCGTGGCAAATGGATAAAACACCCGCAAGGGTTTGGATTATATAGCCCTAGGTTGCAAGGACTGTTCTTGCGGAGCGGGGGCACGGCTGGGATTTATAACACGCCCGGACTACCGGGGATAACAGGACAGGTCGGAGCCTGGTTACGTATGACAGAAGGGTTTGGTGCTTTTTATACG